TTCATTTCATTCGCAAACATAATACAATCAATGTGCCCCGAAAGGCAGCGATTGATAATATATGGTGCATAGTCCTTCTCAAGTGAAGGGTCTTCGTCAATTAAATGTTTCTTCGTCTGATTGATCGAGTTTAACCAGTCCTTCAATTCCATAATTAAAAAGCAATAGTTCTTTACGTTGTTTTTGCTCTCGCATATATTCGCCCACTGACCGCATCGTGTAAGTTAAGTCAAATTCGGCAGCATTCCAAGTTTTAAATCGATCTTTGACTAATTGAGCAGAATTGTAACTAATCAACTGATCCATATTGTTAGCGTCGCAATCAGCAGCAAACTTATCGTGATCAAATCCTTTGTGCATTGATCCCTTACGCCCATAGAGGTTATCCTTAATATCATAAGGAGGGTCGAGATACATAAAAGCACCTTTGTTTCCATCCATCAGATAATCATAGGAATAGTTAGTTATGCGCCAATTTTCGATCAGTTTAGAATACGCAGGCAGTTTTTCGATCCCTCGCAAACTGAAGTTGTTTTGGGAAGCTTGTTGTGAAAATGATGAACTCTCTGTGAGACCGCTGAAACTACACTTATTGACAATATAGAAAGCCACAGCACGATCAATGCTAGGCAAACTTTGGTCATTGATTTGCTCCTTTGCTTTAAGGAAAAGTTCTCTTGCTAACTCTGGAGTATTGTTTGCAGTCTTTGTTTCTACCAACTTATCTTTAAGATCGTGACCAAACATCTGGAGTTGTTGCCAGAAGTTTACAAGAGGTTCATACAAATCATTTACCCAGATATCCAGAGAGGGATATTTCTTGGTAATATGAATCGCAACACTTCCACCACCAAGAAATGGTTCTCGAAACTCATCGTAGTCACGAAGGTCTGGAAAGTAAGGGTCCATCTTAACACAAGCACGGGACTTACCCCCAGGATACCTCAAAGCAGTTTTAAGAGATTTCATAATCTTTAGGATGATACTTCAAATATTCTCTAAATGTGAGTTTCATTTCTTTCTGCGTCATACCACAATGTTTTGCGGCAGCAGGAAGATTCATCGTAGCACGAAACAAACCTTCATTTGCTTCTTTCACATTCTCAGGAGTTGTCTTAACTGGTATTTCATAAAAATCCCACTTATTAATTTTAAAAAAATTCATCGAAACTCGCACTCCACCATAATTTCAGTCAGTGCTGCTAAGAGGTTAATCTCTTGGTCAGCCACAAATGCACATTGGTATTGATACTTAGCAATGATGAGAACGGCAGCAGGAATAGTTGCAGGTGAAAGGCAATCATAAGATGTATCATAAACCCTACGAAGTAGATGGGAAGCATCGTTGTCTAAGTTAGCGACCACCCATTTTCGGACCTCAGTAAAGTTTTTATCTTTGAGAGATTTAACCAATTCATTTACAGAAATATCAGAAAAACTTGCAAGAATACCAGAATCAATTTCTCCACCAACGGAGTATCGTTGACATTCATTGAGAACTCTACGCCAATCTGGAAAATGTTTATTAATCAGTTCGGCAAGGACTTTAGGATCGTATCGTATACCTTCCGTATCCAAGATGTCCTGTAGACGCTTGAAGAAGTATCCTGCCAACTTAGTTTTTTCTTTTCCTTTGATTCCAAAGTCGATGACGGCACATCTGGAATGGAGAGGTTCGATGATTTTGTTTTTGTAGTTGCAGGTAAAGATGAATCTGCAATTTCCAGCAAACTCCTCAATAAACGCCCGTAGGAGGAGTTGTACGTCGTTTCCTGTGTTATCTGCCTCATCAATGATGACGACTTTGTGTTTAGCAGTTGACGAAAGCGATACGGTCGAAGCGAAGTTTTTCGCATTGTTTCGGACAGTATCAAGGAATCTACCTTCGTCGGATCCATTGATGACATAAACATCTACCCCCAATTCATTGCAGAGTGCTTTTGCAACCGTGGTCTTACCAATACCAGGAGGACCAGCAAGAAGCATATTTGGAATTTCACCCTTATTTAGAAACTCCTGAAATGTTTTCTTGGTGGTTTCGGGGAGAATACAATCTTCAATTGTTTTGGGTCGATACTTCTCAACCCAAATAAAATCACTATTCATAATCAAGTCCAATCAGGTTTTTTTAATTCACTAGTAGGGATAATTTCCCACCATTCATTCCCATCAAAAATATACAACTTATGTCTATCTTTGTCAAGAAAGATATCGCCTTTAGTATATTTCATACCCATTCAGGTTTTCGTTCTGGCATACGAAGATAATTAGATGCAACCCAAGGTTTGGATGCGATATACATCTTGTAAGCAGTAAAAGTGTCAATGCTTGTGTCAAATTTATACTCATCTGGCATTGCACGGGCAAATGGAGTTACATTAGTAAGTTTACCTTTTGGAAAAAGGTAGTATGCTTCAATTAAAGTGTTTTGGCAGGCATGAGTTTTATTATACCGCAAAGTATACTCATCACACAAGTTCAGTCCCCATTTAATCAACCAATAAGCATTATCAACTGTTTTTGATGCCCACTGAGTGCAGGGATGATTACGAAATGCGCCCCTTTCAGTGCGGTATGGGATGCCATCTGTTTTATGAATTTCACCATAATTGTGCCCCCATTTTTTAGATGCAACAATAGAAAGCATTTGACAGCACTCAAGCGCCATTTTCGTTACGTGGCGGTCAGGAAGTACAATAGCACTTTCTGCGGGCCAAGGCGATGTGACAAATATATTCAAAGTTAGTTCCTCAAAGTTTTGTAATAATTAAAAAGTTGTTCCAACTCTTCTACTGTAGCGTCTCTTTTAAGAATGTTTGCTCTTCTACTGACAACTGTAACATTTCCTTTTATATAACCTTTGGAACTATCTATTCTATCCACACTTGGAGCGGACATCCAAGTTTGTTTGTCTTCTCTTTTTAATTCAAATCCAAATACAGGACATTTTTCTGGAATAATTATATCTTCTAAATCAATAGAAAATTCCCTATTAAGTCTTTTGCATCGTGATTTGATATTTTTATAAAGAAGTCTTGCAGCATCAACTCTCCAGTCTCTATTTAACTTTTCAGTTTGTCTTATTTTTATAGAGCATTTTTTACATATGTCTTTTGTACCAGAACTAACATTCCATTTTTCAATTAAACTGAATTTATTAAGATTTAGAGACTGATTACATTCTTTACAAGATTTGTATCTATTTGGATTTTCTTCTCGGTTTTTCATACCAAATTCCCTTGCATTATATACGTTCATACATTTGCGAGAACAGAATTTTTTTTGTCTTTTGCCGAGAAGAAAATTGCATTCCAAACAATACATTTGATTGTCTTCTAACTACATATCTATTTATAAAAAAGAATACTTACAAATGTCATCAGAAACAATACTTATTCACATAGTATAGCACTCTTTCTGGTTTGTCTTCAAGATAGTAAGATTCTGTTTCATAAACTGGATAAGAATTTTTACTTACCTTAACAGAGCGAACAACATCATTAAGTTTATATTGATCCAATGTTGCATCAGCAATTTTAAGAGGTCCTTTCTTACACGCTTGAGCAACATGAACCGCTTCGTGATAAACAGTTTCATTAATGTAATGCTTTGCCGGACTTATACCATTTTTGATGTTGTTAGTGCATATAATAAATTTAGAACCTTCTATGCCACCAAAAATTTCTTTGTTTCTACAATATGCAGAGTTTTCTAAAACCCTGTAGTTTTTCATCATGATTTTACTCATTATTTCTTGACCGATTGGGGTCAAATAAAGTAAAAATTCCATTACGAAAATGTACTGTCTGGTTCTAGAGCAATCCAATAAGAGAGGTTATACTTAGGATTGGTGAATTGTGAAAGAAGTTTGGAAGACACTACAACGTCGTAGGCACCAGGAATAATCTTAATGTTTTCCACCTTGAAGTTGAAGGTAAACTCCTTATCGGTTTCGCCAACCACAATAGCATATTCGTTAGAAGTATCATTCTTCTTGTCGCGAACTACCAGTTTAATGACACCATTCTCACCAACCGCAGAAAGATCGGGGAGTTGATATACTGCTGCTGCCTTGATCAGTTTCTCCAAAGAAGTGCTATCAAGTTGAAAACAAACATCTTTGGATGGAAGTTGAATGTCCTTATCAGGAGGAGAAATAATTACGTTAGGGTCAGCAAAGAAATACTTCACACGACGCTTACCTTCTTTGATACTCAGGTGCGACTCTTCAGTAAAGTCAAGGTCGGGATCTTGGTGAAGACTCAGACCGTTTAGAAACTGGTTGAGGTCATAAATCGCAAAGTCACGGGGGAATTCCTCAGTAATTTCTGCTTCTGCCAGTATATTTTTTGCTACCGAAATGGTACGAAGACGATTACCTTGCTTCACAAGAATAGAGTTGTTAATGCCAGCAAAGTTCTTGAGAAGAGCGAGAGTGTTATCAGAAAGTTTCATAGTCTTGTTTTGGATTTTCATAATCAACGGAATTCAGTAATACCATTATCTTTACGGGAATAATGTTTGTCAAAGTGAAGCAGTAACATAGCATAATGAATCACTTTGAGGAGATCACGCTTATTGCGACCATCTTTATCACCATAGCGACTGCCATATTTCAGGATATTTGCCTGACAGAAACCTGCTGCCAGTTTCTTTGCTGCCATCAAATCAATAGTTTGGATATCAGCATAATCTTCCTCATCGCCACAGTAGTGACCGTGATAAGTGCTAGTTACATAATCCTCAACATCCTTGAGAATTTTATCTTCGTTATATTTCCAAAGATGATTTGTGTTTTCAGGCATAGTAATAGTAAAGGTTGAATCACTCATAAAGGGGGAAGGCACATTTTTACCTTCCCCAATTATATCAGAAAGGAGCGTCTTGAGCAACCTCTTGAGAGGGCATTTGGAAGTCAGCATCCACTTTATCGTAGAGCTCCAAGAAAGATTGCTTGGTCTCATCATCAAAGCGAGCGGTGCAAACATCAATTGCCTTTGCCTTGTTACCAAAGATGCTGTAGGCACGGATGATATGAACCAGGCGGCGGGTGCTGATGATTTCCTCAATACCACCATCATAGAAGGTCTTGCGGATGATGTCTGCCCAGTCCACAAGGCGTTTACAAAAGTCACGGTCTTCCACACCCAAGTCCAGAGCAATGCCTTCCAGAATCTTCTGCTCAACAGCAGGAGCAGGATAGGACTGCTCAAAGGTCACAGGAAATCTTTCTAGAAAGGCTTCGTTGAGCACATTAGTTCCAATAAACCTACCATCGTCCGAACCTTTGCCCTTAGTATTGGCAGTTGCGACGACGTTGAATCCTTGGGTGGGGGTAATAAACCTTCCAATTTTTTTAAGGAAAACTCCTTTTCCCTCAAGTACAGATTGGAGACAGAGAATTTTATTACTTGCGAGGTCGATCTCGTCAAGGAGCAATATAGCACCTCTTTGAAGGGCTTCAATGACAGGTCCGTTGTGCCAAACAGTTTCGCCGTTAACAAGACGGAAACCACCGATAAGATCATCTTCGTCAGTTTCTACTGTAATATTTACACGAATCAATTCACGCCCCAGTTGAGCACACGCTTGCTCAACACTAAACGTTTTACCGTTACCCGACAGACCCGTAATGAACGTAGGATAAAAAATACGGGACTGAATAATTTTCTTAATATCAGCAAAGTTACCAAACTTGACGAAGGTATCATCTTTATCAGGAATAAGATTTTGTTCCACAGCGGGGAGGGCAGGGGGAGCAACAAAACTACGCTCAATTTGCTCAACACGTTCTTGAGTCACTTCCAGATTCCAACGACCACGAGCAGTCTTAAAACTTTCAAGGCGGCGGGTCACAGTCTGATAGTTAAGACCACGAGAAGCACAGAAACCCCTGAGGTCACCAGTGGTAATTTCAGAACCATAGAG